CGAAGGCTGGGCCGTTCGTGAAGTCGATGGTGACGCCGAGCTGTGGTGTGCCAGGCATCAAAGTGCGACCGCGCTCTTAGTGATCGACAGGCCGCTGTTCTGGCCCTGCAGAATCGCGTTTCTGATCTGCGCGACTAGGTCGCCTTCTGAGATCACCGAGCCCTGGACGTTGATGGTGATGGAGCCGCCGCCGAAGCCGCCGCCTGATAGGGGCACCACTGCCTCTGGTCCAGACTCACCGATCATCGCGATGGTTGGTCTGTTGACGATGCCGCCGTCTGCCATCGCTGGCATGCGGTTGAGAAGTTTGTTGACTAAGGCTGGTGAGGTAAAGCTGCCGATTGATGGCGCGGTTGATGTTGTCTTTGGAGCGACTGGCCCGATGAAGCCTGGGTCTCCTGGCTGTTTTGCTTGAGGCGGCAGTATGACTTCTGGCTTGAAGCCTGGCGGCAAATAACTCTTTGTCACTGCCGCTGGAGCCTCTGGCGCCGCGATCTTTGCCCCCGAAGCTGCGACGTAAGCGTTGAGCGCTGTGAGCGCGTCTTTCCAAGAGTCACGAGCCTGGTTTCCAGGTGTTGGCCAAAGAGCAGAGGGCGTGACGCCAGCAGTGATCTGCTTGCCGTATTCCACTACTTGCGCATTGGTGAGGCCCCACTGGCCCTTGAGCTTCTCGATCTCTTTAGCGTCGAGCTTGCCGTCGTTTAGTGCGTTGAAGAAGTCTAAATAGATCGCGGCCTGTTGCTTGGTGACGCCCCACTGCCCAGCGAGTCTATCAACCTCGTCGGTTGAGATCTTGCCGTCATTGACCGCATAGACCGCCGCGATATAGACCGTCACGGCCTCTTTCGAGACGCCCCACTTGCCAGCCAAGACGACGACCTCTTCTGCAGAGATCTTGCTGTCTTGAACGACGACCAAGAGATCTGCGTAGCGCTGGAGCGTTTCGTTGGCTTTGAGCTGAGCCTCTTGCGAGGCAAGAATCTGCGCTAGACGAGCCTGCTCTGCAACTGCGCCCTGTTTGACCAGGTTGAGTCGAGCCGCTTCAAGTTGAATCGGGTCTTTCTCTGTGGTCGGCGCGATGCCGAGCTTTCTGAGCGCGGCTAGCGTCTTTTCGGTCTGGACGAGCTTGAGCTGCTCTGCAGTCAGCTTGCCAGTGTTGGTGGCGCCAGTCTTTAGGTTGACGTTGAGGTTCTTGATCTTAGATAAGAAGTCAGCGGTTGTCTTGTCCAGGCCATCGAATGAGAACTCTAGGCCATCAACCTTCGAGCCAGCCTTGTCCATCTCGTCGTTCATCTTTTTGAGCGCGAGCATCGACAGGCCGACCGTGCCGACGAACGCTGCGACTCCAGCGGCAGCGGCAGCGACTGAGATGCCGCCAGTGGCTGCAGCTTCTGCAGCGGCAGCGCCAAGAGCGGCAGCACGCAAGACCTGAAACGCTTTGACTATGCCTTGAATCGCAGTCACAAGCGCAACAGCTTTGCCAGCCGCAAAGATCGCGGCTAGAATGACGGCGACACCAGCAAAGACATCTTTGTTCCTGGCCACGAAGTCGAAGATCTTATAAAGGATTATCGCAAAGCCGAAGACCGCCTTGATCGCCATTTGAAAAGCAGCCACCAGCTTGTCGCCGTTTGCGGTCAGCCAGGTCTGAATGGCTGGAATGACCTTTTGGGTCAGTAGCTGAAAGAAAGACTCGATCGTCGGTAGCAGCGCGTTGCCGAGGGTCTCTTTGGCCTCACTGAATGCGATGCCGACTCGCTTCATTCTGAACTCGAAAGTCTCGGCTCTAGTGGCGGCTGCGCCACCGAAAGTCTTAGCGGCTGCGGCTAGCGCCGCTTGCACGTCCTTGGTCTTGATCGTGGTGGCGTCGAGTTGCACGCCCAGACCACGAAGGGCTTTGAAGTTGCCTTGTGTCGCTTTGATGACTGCGTTGGTAGCGGTCTGCATATCAACGGTCGCACCAGCTGACACGTCCATCGCGATACCGAGCAGTCCCTGGGCCTGGGTGATGCTGCCCGTGATGCTAGCGAGTTTCGCAAAGGCTGGGCGAAGCTCGTCGTCTGTAATGCCGAGAGCGCGCTGTGCCTTGTCGATGTAATCTTCTACCGAAGCGATGACTTCTTTGTTTGCGCCTGTCGTGTTGCGCAGGGTGTTAGCCAGCAGCGCTTGCGACTTCTCGTCTGCGATCGCCGCTTTTACCGAGTCCACGCCCATCTTGACTGCGAAGGCAGCGCTAGCGGCGGCAGCGATGCCGAATGCTTTGGCCGATCTCTTGGCCATACGGTCGAAGCCCTTTGACAGGGTGACTAGGTCTTTCTTGGCGGCTTTGGTGCCTGCGCCGTTGTACTGCGAGAGGATTCGTGCGACTATCGCGCCAGTGGCCATCGTCTATCCCTTTCGCTTGTTGAGGTTCGCTTGTAGCTCGCGCTTCGCGTCTTCAAGCGCAGCAGCGATTCGAACTCGAATCTCGGGCCCGATCTTATCGACTGCGCGCCAGATAGCGCGAGAGGCTAAGACGCCGCCGTTGAGGTTGTGGGTGAACTGGTTCACGCTTCCAGATCTGCGACCTGCGACTTCAAAGATCGCGCCAGAGGCGTCCTCTTGAATGAGAGCGCCTGCGCTGACAGTGTAGTCGTCTCGAACTTTGCCAGTCCTGCGTGTTTTCTTGATGCCGTCTCTGGCTTTCTGGCTGTCCCAGGCTGGCCAGCCAGCGCCGCCTCGAGTCGTCTTGCGAGGATTCTTGGCAGGCACAGTGCGCCAGCCGCGCATTGGTGGGTCTTTGGGTATAAAGCCTTTGGCCAGGCTCTCTGCCCTAAGAAGCTCCGAGTTGATAACGCGGCCGAAACTGCGCACCGCGTCCTTGTCGAACTCTTTGAGAGCTTCTAGCGTTTCTTTCATACCTGTCAAGATGATAGGCTGCTCAGCCACGCTGCTTGCTCCTTTGCTTCATATAGATGCCGATGGCTTCAAGAATGCCGTCAGGCGCATCTAGCAGATCGACTGGTGAAATCCCTGTTTCCACAGAGATAGCCGCGACTGTGTAGGTCAGGCTATCTCTGTGGACCCGAAAGAAGCGTCGCTTACTAGCTCCACCGCCTCGAGGGTATCCAAGAACTCTGGACCAAAGAGCTTCACTACGAGTCCGTTGTTGCGCATCGACTCCCAGGCCAGCCAGTAGATGTGCTCTAGCTTCTGGTCCTCGCTGAACAGCTTCGCCAGCCCCTTGCCGAACTTCTGTTCGAAGGCGACGATGGTGCGAGGTCGGAGCTGAAAGAGATGCTCTGCCCCGTCTGTGGTCTTGATCTTGATGCCGAGTCCGTCCATATTTTCCCCCTTTGGGATTAGTTGATTACGGTGTTACTGACTTGGTGATAGCGCCTGAGATGGGCCAAGTGATCGAGGCCGTGGCTAACTCGCCGACGGAGCCGTTGAGCGGCGTCCACTCGGTGACAAGCACTGAGCCTGTGTACTTTGGGTTCGTAGCTCCGACGGTCGTGTTGACTGGACGGACCTCGAAGGCGACTGCTGTGCCCAGAAGCGGATAGATGATCGACTCGATGCTCGAAGTCGCATAGTCCTGGTGAAGTTCCAGCGTCAGCGAGTTGTCGGCCAGGCCTGCAACCCTCTTCTTGGCTGTGTCTCCAAAGGCTGTGGTCTCGACGATATCGAAGCTCGATGATAGAGTGATGGAAGCGACGTGGTCTGAGATGTCGCTTGAAGCGCCAAGGACGACGTACGCGTTGGTAAGGACGAGGCGTGCCATTACGCAACCGCCTTAGTGATCGCTCCAGTGATCGGCCAAGTGACCGAGACCGTTGCGAGTTCTCCGACGGAGCCGTTGATCGGTGTCCACTCGGAGCAAAGCGCGGTGAAGGTATATGAGGGGTTTGTTGCACTGACAGCGCTTGAAGTCGGCAAGACCACGATGGTCGTGGTCGCACCGAGCAAAGAAGAGCCGATCGTGTTGAGAGTCGCTTCGACGTTTGACGATGCGAAATCCTGGTGGAACTCGAGTGTGACTGAGTGGTCCTGCAAGCCAGCGACGCGAGTCTTGGCTGCTGTAGAGCCGAACGCTGTCGTCTCGACTACGTCATAGCTCTGGTTGATGGTCACTGACGCGATATGGTCGCTCAGGTTGACCGAGTTGATAGTGACCTTGGCGTCGTTTAGAACTATACGGGCCATTAGATTTCTCCTTCTTTAGTTGCTGGTTTGAACGGCGCTGGTGCAGTGCTGTCTTTGATGTGACCTGCCGCTACGAGGGCGTCGATGTCGGCGCCTGCAGCTTCCAGGTCTTTTGCGGTGAGGTTGTCACCTTTGATCTTGCCACAGACCTCTAGGTCCGAGGTAACGGTGTAGCTCATTTTGTCTCCTTTTATCCGTAGATGGTCAAGCGGTAGCGATACGCAAGGAACAAAGTCCCTGCAGACTCATATTCGCCAGGCGATGCCGATATGACTCGCAAGGTCTGAACTGCGCCCCCAAGAGTGCGGTCGCCTTCGATGGCTGTCTTGATCGAGCCTGAGCCCGTGCCAGCCAGGAATGCGTCGAGCTTGTTCTGCCCAGCGCGCTCCGACATTCGCTGCACGATGACCAAGATGTCCAGGTTCGCCTGGTCTAGGCCGCGAGCGTTGTCGATGTCGAAGGTCAGATCGAGGTTGCCGATCACCGCGCAAGGCGGTGTCACAGCGTCTGGAAGAGTGTCATAGCAGCGAAGTCCTGCGATGGTTTGAAGTCTTGTGACGAGTCCGTCACGCACTGCACTTGGCAGCACTAGATCGCCACGCCATCGAGCTTGCGGAATGGGCGAAGCAGCGTTTCGACGTCAGCGTCGAGTCTGGCAGAAAGGCGAACCGTGCCGAGATCTGGAGAGCCTGCGATGCCAAAGGGTGACTGCCGACGGCTAAAAATACGAGAAGCTTGCATCTGAGTGGCGGCTTGCACCTCGTAAGGCACGGCAGACCAGCCCCAGACGCCTTTGACTCGGACGGACTGTGGTAAGTTGCTCGGAAAGATGTAGGCGCCGATCGCAAGAAGCCTGCTGAATGGCCAGCCCCTGCGTGGGTTATTGATCGGCTCTTTGAAGAAGTCGCTGGCCGCAAAGACCGTGCCGTAGGTCTGGCCCAGGTCCTCGTCGATCGCAACCTCGGTGACTGTGACGATGTCGTCAATGGCCAGCAAGAAGGGGTCGATCGGTGTGAAATAGCGAGAGACTGGCACCTGCGAGGTGCCGTCTTGATAGAAGAAGCGGCCTGTGTAGTCGTCGATCATTCGACTGGCTGCGTGAATCGCGGCTTCGAGTGGAACGTCGTCGATCGAGTCAGTGATGGCAAGCGCTGCCTTGACTTCGGCTAGCGTGCAGTAGGCGTTTGTCAGTGCCACGTCGTGTCCTCTTCTCTAGCTGGTGCGGTTGTGCCTGTCGAGGTGATGCCTCTCGTCAAGCCAGTAAGCCTTTTGGTGCGGCAAAACAGCCGCCGTGTTTGCGTAGATCGGAAAGCCCAGCTGCTTTATCCTGCGGCAGAACAGCAGATCTTCGCTCACCCATTCGCCGTTGATCGGCCCGTCCCAGAACCAACACCAGTCGGTGCCTTGATTCGGGTCTGCAGCTTCGCGCATCTTTTCGAGCACGCTGCGGTGGATTAGCATACAGCCAGTCCCACAGGCTTCGATCTCG